CCAAGATACGACGAGGTATTTGCTGGAGGTTAGCGTGGTCGTACCTGTCACCGCCAGTACATGAAGTGCGTCCTGTAATAGCACCGCATGCACCAAAGAACCCGTATATTTTGTCATGCTCGTAGTTGTGTATAAAGGTTATGGTTTTAGATATTTGTCTAGCGTCTCTTATGTTACCCGCCATTACATTACCGTTTAGCCGCATCTCTTCTAGGGCTTCCATGTCAGATTTGGTGCTGTTAAGTAGCTTTCTAACCTGAGGGTACGAGTTAACGTTAACAGGAATAATAGACATTAGTCTGTCATATTCTGTGGTGGCTTCTAGCAGCTTAGCCTTTAGCCTAAGTCTATCCACTGGTATGCCTCTTCTGGAAAACTCTATGGCGTACCTTAATGTGGATATGTCCAGCTTGTAGTTTTCGGTGTCCCATACTTTGTAGACTTCGTCATACAGCATGGATAGATACAGTACATCGCACGCTGCGTACTTTAGCATAGTAGTGGTTAGCCTGCCGCCCCAGTCTGCCTTCTGGTTTTCTGTCTTGTCCATGCCTTCTATGGTGCTGTCAGTTAACTTACAAGCTTTAAGGCATAGGTAGAACCCGAACCGATTAGTCTTTTTGTATAGACATAGCCTAGCCATATACAAAGTGTCGTCTACCTTAGCGGGCAGCCACACTTCATCAGTGTATAGGTTTATCGTATGCAGATCGTAAGATGCGTTGTGCCACACTGTCCAGCAGTTTTTTAGCTTGGCTAGTATTAACTCTATGTCAACAAACATGCAGTCAATCATAACTGCGGCATTCCAATCGTTTTGGTACAGCTGGAACAGTCTTACTTTACCGTACAGTCCGCCCGAAGACTTGGCATTGTCTCTGTAGGTTTCAGTGTCGCAGAAGATGGCTTGGGACCCGTCTATGGTAGCTAATGCGGCTAAGGCTTCCTCGTTTGTTCTTATTAGTTGGTACATTACTTGTCTCCGTTAAAATTGATAGTTGTCTATATTAGGGTACTGCCCGTGAAAGTCTACCAGTATTCTTTTTGGCGCCCTTAGTTTGTCTCTTCCTGCATATACAGCCGCAGTGGTTACCTGCCCCATATAGCCCCGGTATCCTGCCTTGTGTGCGGCTAGTTTACCGGCGTACCCAGGGTGGTCTAGGCACCACACTTCTTTTATAGCTTGCAGTCCGCACATGTAGGTTACCTGTAACATGCTAGGCGTGTGGGGCTTAGTCATTACTCTGTACGTGGTCAGTTTAACGTTTAGCCATCTAACCTTAGGCACTTCTTCTGTTACAATTACCGCAGCCGTAGACACCACGGTTTTAATCTTAACCTTGCGAACCCATTCGTATTGGCAGAATTCACACTCTTTTGCCGCCGCCGCGTTTATAGTACGGCACTTAGGGCAGGTTTTAGTACGGGGTGCTACATAGCCTCCCCGTTTTTTAGTCTTAGTGGGAATGGTTACATCGTTTATGGGGCCTAGCAGTTCAGTGTTTCCGCAGTAGTCTAATACTAAGGTGTGGTCTTTATCAGGGTGGGGCCTTAAACCTCTACCGTCCATCTGTACGTGCAGTAGAGCGGACAGGGTAGGGCGCAACATCAATATCAGATCCACAGTCGGGCAATTAAAGCCAGTGGTTATCATGCCTACCGACACTAGTGCCGTAAGCGGGCCGCTTCTGAATGCTTCTATAATTTTGTCAGGGTCCGTTAGAGACCTGGAGTGCAGAGACGCAGCTCTTACCCCGTTTCTGTTTAACGCTTTAGCTACGTTGTCTGCGTGATCTATGTCTATTGCAAACACTAACCACTTCTTATACCCCTTGCCGTGCACTACCGCATCCTTAATAGCGGCTCGGGTTATGTGCTCTCTGTCATGGGCTCTAGCTAGGTCTTTTACGTTGTAGTCGTCTGCGGTTTTCTTTACGTTCCGAGAGTCTAGTTTGGTCTTGGGCTCTATGGTGCGAAGGTTGCAAAGGTACCCTTCTTTTACAAGCCTATTAAAGTTCTCTTTAGAAGACAGGTCATAGGACAGTTTGTTAAACAAAGTGCCCTCTCCGTGGTGTATGTAGCCGTGGCCGGACCTAAAGATGGTAGCTGACATGCCGGCTATAACCGCCATGCTGTCTTTAAAGAATGTTCTATACATGCCAGTGTTTTTGTGGCCTACTGTATGCACTTCGTCTACTATTATTAGGTTGTACCACTTAAAGAGGTCCGTCTTTTTATACACGGACTGTATGCCGGCTACGGTTATTTGCTCAGTTTCTCGGGACTCTAGCCCTGCACTGTACATGCCTATGTACTTATCCGGAAAGAACTCTTCTAGGGCTAGTTTGTCTTGCTCTAGTATAAGACTAGTGTGGGACAGCACAAGAACCTTGTTATCTGGGTGCTCTTTTAGGTAGTCCCTAATCGTCAGCCCCAAAATAACAGTCTTGCCACCAGCGGTAGGCACTGCAACTATGGGGTTACAGTTTTCTGCCAGTATGTCTTTTAACCAGGCGTCTTTGCATTCTATTTGGTACCATCTGTCTTCGTATTTCATGGGTTAGGTATACCCTGGTAGCGGTCTTCACAGCCTGCTCTTTGCATTTTTACGGATAGAGGTATGTCGTGGGCAGCACATGACCACTCGCCTTCCGTTTCTATTTCTGCATGTACACAGGTTCTACAGTTTTTGACCATGGGTGCCTGTTTATGGCATATGTTTTTAGCCGAGCAATAGCCGCATTCGTACCAAGTAGGCGAATAGGGAGGCAGTATAGGAGGAGGGGTTTCTGACAGTATAACAGTCTTGCCTTTCTCTATGTAGTGCTCAGCAAACCCGGGCTCCGGCTTAATGCGTTCCACGTATATGTGGTCGTTGTCTTTACATACGGCTATCCACAAACACCTGGTTAGGTTTAGTTTGTACATGTACAGCTGCACTTGCACATAGTATCCTAGCTGAGCCTTTTTTACTGAGCCCTTCTTAACAAGCTCGTTGAACTTAGACAGCTTCATTGTCTTGTACTCTAGCAAGTGCTCAGTTAACGGGGCTTCTATTACACCCATAACGGTGCCATCGTTGTGCCCTTTCATGTGACCAAACCCGTCTATCACCTCTTGCTGGGTTTCGTCTACTATGTATCCGATATCCCTAAGGTACTGGGCAAGAACGGGCTCTTCTCTGTGGCCCCGGTTAAACAGCCGCTGCATTCTTTTTGAGACGGAGTCTACGTACGCCCATCTAAAAGAATACCACTGGTACTTAAGGCAGCCATGGCCTAACCCGGACATGCCTAGGTAAGGTCTAGGAACCTGATTGTCGAAACCCACGTTTAACAGTCTTTCTGTAGTGGATGTAAATTGGTTTAGTTTTGCCATTATTATGTCTGTGTTATAGGGTTATTTGTTAAGCCGCTTAAGGTTGAGAAGTTCATACATCAACACAGCAGCGTGCTCACTGTGTTCTCCGTCAGATAGTGACTCGCCTCTCAGCCATTCAAAAGCGGCATACTTTTGTTTTTGTGTGCTGTTCTCTGCGGGGTCTGCAACGTAGGGCTTGATGTGGCCGATATGCGTACAAACCGTCTCATTGGTCGCATGATTAGTGAAGTGCGGATGGCTTGATTCGTCATCTTCGTCAAGAGTCAATCTATCGCCAGCTTTGTGGGGATAGCTATCTTTAACCGCTACAAACTCAGTAGCGTCACCATGTATGTCTGTTAATTTACTCATAAGGTACATTCCTCGCGATATGCGGCTTAATTTATACAGATTCATAATCTATGCCTCTGTTGTTAATTTAACCTACCCGAACACCCAAAACAACTGGGCAAATACAAGCTGGACAAATATGAAGGTTTCGTGAGGCGCTATAAACGTAGAGACAGTAAGCAGTATTCCTGCTAAGGCCATTAGTAAAAAGAAGTTTTGTAATATGTTCATAATACAGGTCCTTTAGTTATCTGGTGTATATAAAAGTGGCAGACTATTTATGTTAGCCGCGTCTGCCAGGCGGCTCCTGACCTAATGTAAGCCTGCATCAGGAAGCAGTCAATACAGGCGGATAAGACCTAGCTTACGTAGGTGGGGTGAATTCAGGCTTTTTTACTAACTCTCCTGCGGCCTCCGGAAAGTCTTCATCTGGAAAGGCATCCTCTGGAGATGTTACCACTCCAGAAACTCCGGAATCTTCAGGGGCTTCGTACGCGTCAGCTGGTGCATAACCTCGGACGTCGTTGCTGGGAGGCCAGGAGGCATTACCAGGGTTGACAGTCAGGGTTACGCACATAGGTATCTGCAACCACTCGTCAGAATCTTCTACATCGGCTAGGCCTAAGGCTTCGCTGATGCTGTTAGCTTCTTTGTTAGAGATTTCAGCAGCTTGGGCGTTTTTGTGGTCCAAGTTCAGTCCCGTGAAGAACACGCGCCCTTTGTGGTCACCTTCTAAAACCGTAAACTGAATGTTTAATCGGTTACCTGCAGATACCGACTCGCCTGGCTTGATTTTAATAGGCTTAAACTCGGTTTTAACTATGTGTGCCAAATAGTCAGCGGCGGGCAGCGGGGTGCGGTCGCCTAGGGTGTCGCTGTTTTCTTCGGAATTGGATACTCTCGGTAGTAAAGGCATATTAATCTCCTGTTGTGGATTTTGCTGGTGCCCCAGCAGGTTGTACTGACGGTGCCAGTATTTTGTTCATTATTTTGCCAAGATGCGGGGCTTCTTGAGGCATTAATTTGCCTGATCTGTCTTTAGCAACCCATTGATGGTCTCCCACTGTCTGAAGGTGGCGAACATTCTTAACTTTGTTGACTACTCCGAACTTTAGAATAAACAGTTCATCAAAAAGGTACGGTAAACTGTCCAGAAACATCTGCCCAGGCACTGAAGGCAGATAATTGATCTTTCCAGTGAGTTCATCCTCTAGTTTTCGGACCTTACAAGAGAAATAGGTGTGCTTAGGAAGGTCCCGGAAGCCTCTTACGGTAATATTCATTAGGTCAGCCATAGCTCCATACGCTTGCCTCGGGTCTCGGACGCCCCCGTTAGTAGTGGGTACCGCCTTCTCTTCGGATAGCAGAACTTCAGCTATTTCAGACAGGGAATCCACACATATAGACTCATACTTATCGGCTTCTTTGCTTTTACTAAGCCAGTCGTGTATTTCGTTTAGCTCTTCTCTGCTGGTTATGCTAAACATGGGAATGTCAAAGGCTTTTAGTGTTAGCATGCCGCCTTCTGCGGATATAACTAGAGGACCGGGCAGAGTGGACATAAGGTATGTCTTGCCTACGCCTGCGGGGCCGTACACCAGCATGTTAATGTACGTTTTTATCTGGTTGGTGCTGGTTAGCACTAATTTCTTACCCATGGTTGCCTCCTATGCGAGTAAACTTGAAAGAAGGCATGGAATGCCTAGTAGATACGGCTTCGTGCAGCAGACTATTGTCAGGTAGCTTTTTATACCCGGATTCCCACAATGTAGGCTTTCTTTGTATGCACGCCTGATCGGTTTCGGTGAGATCGTTCCATATAGACAGCAGCACGTCTTGGTCTAACTTGTAGGTCAGCCCTTGCTCAGCAGTATACTTATAGTCGCCTAACTCAAACTTGACACGTATCATGCCTTTGATAGCGGCTTGGCCTTCGGTTAGTTCATTGCATATTTCAGCACGCAATTCCTGCTCTTCTAGCTTTAGCTTGGTGGCTCTAGCTGCTAGGGCTCTCCACTTTTCAACTTGCTCTAATGTGGCCATTAGTTCATACCTCTCTTGGTTATGATAAGGCTTTCAGGCGAAGTCAAGCCCACTATGGCGTCATGCCCTAGTACCTTTTCCCAGTTTTTAATGTGGAGATTCCACTCTTCCTGACGGTAGAGCAGAGGGGCGCCCTCTACAAGGCACCCAAGGTTTTCAGACCTCATGCCTTCTGTTTCTGCTTGCATCATGGCTGTCTGAGCCATTATGTAAGCGGCTTGCATATGTTTGTCCATTCTGCTATCCTCTGTTATTGGTGGTTAAGTTATATAAAAGAGAGCTCTCCCTTACGAGGGAACCTTTATTGCAAATGACGGTGAGCCGCCACCATTTACCGAAAACCCGGAGAGCTCTCATTTATATACCCTAACGGGGGACAGTTTTAGTCGTGTCCAGGACTCTTACCTAACCGAGGTGGATTACTCGAAGTCGCCCTCATCGTCTTCGTCTTCGTCAGCAGCTTGTGCAGGGTCCGTATTAGCAGGGTCCGCCTGCTCTTTAAGATTAGCGGTAACCACGTCTAGGGTGGTGCCGCTGGCTGCCGCCACTGCAATAGCGAAGGTGGAGTTGACATAGTACATGGCGTTTTTGTGCTTCATTTTGCCGCCTACCAGAGGATAGATAACGTCATAGGCTTCTTGCTTTGTTGCCATAGGGTTAGCGATAACCAAGTCTACGATGCCAGCTGCAAGTTTGCTAGCTCGACCGCCGCCGGTGCCGCCGCCTGTAGCGCCTTTAGGCTTAGCTGGTAACTGGACTTCTTCTTCTTTGCAGTAGGCACGAACTAAAGCCAGTGCACGTTGAGGGGTGGCGCCATCTACTTCGCTTACAAGCCAATCTACAGCTTGCTGTACGCCGGACTCCCACGACTCTATGTCCGCCCATTCAACTGTAGGGATAAGCTCTTTAAGGCTTTCTGTAATCTCTTTAGGATCTACGAGATGCCCCAGCTCAATGGAGATAGACTTGTACAAAGAATTAAGCTTGCTAAACTTAACGCCCGCCGCAAACATCTTCATTTTGGTGGCGTCTTCATCAAGGCCTTCGTTGTGGCTTTGCTCAATTACCATGGTAGCGTTGATTTTCATTTGCTCCAACTTTGAAACGCCTTTTTCTTCTGTTTCGTTGCTTTCGTTTTGTACTTGGTCGTTCATTTTTAATACTCCAGTTAGTTAAAATATGATATTATTATCATTGGTACATAATAGAACAAAACACAGCCTGCGTCAACTATATATCAGAAAAAATGTGAAATAAAGATGAGAGATTGATGTCGTATTCGAAAAATGATTATATCACATGATCTAATTTTTTTCTAATAACATTTAATTATTAAAAATCTCTTTTATATAATTAAAAATTATTAGAAAAAATGTTTTTTATATGATATAATTATAAATGACCGTCCCTAAGCTGGCAAGCTTTAAAGACATAAACCAAGGTCGCCCTATAGAGAGCAGTGCACTCCACCTGCTCTCTATAGGTTTTTTTACAACGTGGAGCGGAGCTAGTATGAATAATAAAAAAAGGGGCATGTATGCCTGACCTTAGCGTGTTTAGGCCTAAAGCGGTGCCTAAGGTCCCAGACCAAACAAAAGAATTCCTGAGCCACTTTCCTGGCCACACTACAATAACCACTGTATCCCAGGCTTCTGAAGTCGACGGAAGGCAGATAGTCGTGTCTTACGATGCGGGTGTTAACGCTAACTACGAGTATATACAGACATCTAATAAAAATGGGCATGACGTATACTTCACAGTTAACGAGACGTCCAGTGCTGGCAGAAAAGCACACGACATTGAAAGTATAAGAGCTATATTTGCAGACGATGACAAGCCTAGGCCTCAGCCTAGAACAGACTGGGCTTTAACACCCAGTATTATTGTATGTACCAGTACACACCCTACAGGCAGTAAGTACCACTATTACTGGATAACCACTACTACGGTGGTGGATGAATGGGAACGTGTCATGGAAGGTATAGTGCAGAAGTACGACACTGACATAGCTGTTAAAGACCTTGCGAGATTGCTCAGGGTGCCGGGGTACAGCAACAACAAACACGGAACCCCGTCTAAATGCTACGTTGAAGAAAGCAACGACATAGTATACCAATGGGATACAATTAAAAAGCATTTCCCTCCGGTTACCCAAGCTGAACGAAAGACCACCAACCCTAGCAAAGCTGGAGAAGAGTTTAACAGCTACGATAAAGAAACACAGTTTAAACTAGGAGAGCATATATCGGACCCTCTGAACTCTCTTATATCACACTGGGCTAACCACTACTCTGCGGACAACATCCGACGAAAGGTAGACCAGCTGATGGAACAGGTACCGGCTGACATCCGAGAGCTACACCAACAACGGTACTACTCTGCATATGTTCAGGTAAACAAGTGGATAAACTCAGCTAAAACCACGGTGGCTAATAGAAGAG